TACTAAAGCTAATTATAATACATTAGTTGCTAAAAAAACAATCACAACAGAAACTTCAAAAGAAGAAATCGGCGGATTACTAATGACAGCTCATATGTTAGGCGCAGGCGGAGCAAATACATTTGCACGTACCGGTGTTGGTGCTGATATTAATAATGGAACTTCGGGCGCAAGTTATTATCAGAAAGGAAAATATGCTATTGCTGTAATGGCGCCAAAAGTTGCGACACTCAGGGCAGGATAAATATTATTATGGCTATTTTATATAAAGGTTTCTCAACAGTAGGCAGAAACAAAAAGTTTCGTCTAACTGACTTTGAGTTAATTAAGCAAGATTTACTAAATCACTTTCAGATCCGTAAAGGTGAGAAATTGATGAATCCAAATTTTGGCACTATTATATGGAACGTCTTATATGATCCATTTACTCCCGAGCTTAAGAGTGCAATTATAGCCGATATTAAAGCAATTGCTGCGTATGATCCACGTGTATCGATTGATAATGTTATCGTTACTGAGTATGAAACTGGCATTCAAATCGAAATTGAACTGCGTTACCTACAGACAAACCAAACAAATCTAATGAATCTTAGATTCAATAATCAGAACCGCACACTCACCACATATTAATAAACTACGTACTTTTTTCCTTAAATAAATACATTATAACAGGGAATTAGTATGGCTATCACTACAAGACAATCAGGTTTATTAGTTGCGGAAGATTGGACACGAGTATATCAAACCTTCCGTAATGCGGATTTTCAAAGCTACGACTACGAAACACTTCGTAAGTCGATGATTGATTATTTACGCTTATATTACCCGGAGGACTTTAATGACTTTATCGAATCAAGTGAGTTCATTGCGCTTATCGATTTAATTGCCTTCTTAGGTCAAAGTCTTGCTTTCCGAAGCGACTTAAACGCACGTGAAAACTTTATTGACACAGCACAACGTCGTGACAGTATTCTTAAATTAGCCAAACTAATTTCATACAATCCTAAACGTAATATTCCTGCTAGCGGATTTTTAAAAGTTGATAGTGTAAGTACTACTGAAAATATATATGATAGTAACGGCATTAATTTAGCTGGCTTAGTGATCTCCTGGGCAGATTCGGCAAACGATAATTGGTACGAGCAGTTCACAGCAGTGATCAACGCAGGACTTTTATCATCTCAATCTATCGGTAAACCTAGTAACTCACAATTAATTAATGGCATAACCAACGACGAATATCAAATAAATTTAGTACCGAATATTATTGCAACATATAGTTTCACAAGTAAAATTGAAGGTACCACGACTAATTTTGAAATGATTAGTCCGACAAGTGCTGGTAAAACTTTTATATATGAAAGTGCTCCTCGTCAAAATCAACCATTTAATCTACTTTATCGTAATGATAATTTAGGCAATACTAGTACAAATACTGGATTCTTTACCTATTTCAAACAAGGTGAATTAAAGTCACTTGATTTTACATTCCAAGAAAGTACACCAAATCGTGTGTACAGTATTAACGTAGATAATATTAATAATACTGATATATGGTTATACAGTTTAGATGCGCAGGGCTTACCAAATGCTTTGTGGACTCAGGTCCCGGCAGTGGGTAATACTAATGTTATCTACAATAAAAGTTCTAGCAAATCCATCTTTCAAGTTAACACTCGAGCCAGTGACCAAATTGATTTAGTATTCGGTGACGGCGCATTTGCTAACATACCGCAGGGTAATTATAGATTGTATTATCGTGTAAGTAACGGTACTGATTATAAAATTACCCCAGATGAAATGCAAGGTATAGTCGTACCGATTAACTATATTAGTCGAACCGGCCGTATCGAAACACTTACTATTCGTTCAAGTTTGCGCTACACAGTGGCTAATGCTAGTTCACGCGAGTCACTTGAAGAAATTAGACAAAAAGCACCACAACAATACTACACACAAGATCGTATGGTAACAGGCGAAGATTACAACATCTTACCTTACACATTGTTTAGTAACATACTTAAAGTTAAAGCAGTTAATCGTACCAGTTCTGGTATTAGTCGTTACTTAGATGTTATTGATACAACTGGAAAATATTCAAGTACCAACATCTTTGCAGAAGATGGCGTACTATATCGCGATCCATTTGTTAGTTCAACATCTTTTGATTATAATACAAAGAACGATATTTACAAAGCAATTTACAATAAAGTAAAACCAGTCGTTTCTAATCCAGAAACACTACATTACTTCTATGGAGAATACCCACCTATTACATTAAGTAACACTTACTGGCATGATTCAACGACAATAGCAAATGGTGGTACAGGATATCTAGTAGACGCTACTAATATAATACTATCAGTTGGCGATACAGTTTCAAATAATAACAGATATATTACACAAGGGTCGGTCATTAAATTTAGCGCAGGTGTAGGAAATTATTTTGATACACAAAACAATATCCAGCCCGGCGTTCCAGTTCGCCCGGGAGAAAAATATTATATTTACGCGGCTGTTCAACAAGTTGTTGGTGACGGCACAAATGGCGGCGTTGGGAATTTATCTACTGGACTCGGACCAATTACGTTAAGTGAAAGAGTACCAGATGGTGCTGTAGCAATTGTAGTGTATGCGGTATTCGACACTGAATTTTCAACTACCCTAACAGATACTATAGTAAGTTATGTACAAGCATACGAAGATTTTGGTCTACGGTATGATAGCGGTACTACCTCATGGAAATTAATATTACCTGGTGATTTAGCTATTGGTGAATTTAGTCTCGCCAATACCGGAGACACTAGCAGTACAGGATTAGATACCAGTTGGTTAATACGCTTTCGAGCAATCGGACAAACTTACACTGTTTATTATAGAGGTTTGAATTATGTATTTGAAAGTGTAAATGAAACTAACTTCTATTTTGATAATGCAGTTAAGGTCTTTGACCCGTCAACTGGAGTTACAATACATGATCATATCAAAATATTAAAAGTAAACTCGAATTCAGATGATTCAAATCCACTAGCATTAGATTATACATGGTACATTTATAAAAATATTGTTGAAGTTGATGGTTATGAAAATCCTAATAAAATTTTAATTACATTTGCTGATTTAGATAATGATGGTATTTTTGACAATCCGGATTTGTTTGACATAATTGTTAACCCTAATGTTGATGTTAACAACAAATATGTATATTTCCAATCAATTACTGGATATAATAATTTTGCTACACAAACTTTAGTCAGCAATGCTTTAGTAGAATCATCATATAGTACATTAATTGCTGCCGAGGCTGCCGCAACATTATATCAGAATGGGCAATTATTCTATATTGTGCCTGAAAATAAATTTTATCAATTATCTATCAATGGTGCCGCCTACACATTGCTTGAAGTTTCGGGGTATACTGCTAAAAAAGGTAGACAGGATATATATTTTCAATATAGACACAATAGTCCAAATTATCGACGAATTGACCCGAGCCCAAGTAATATCATTGATTTATATCTGTTAACAAAACAATATTCGGATGATTATACTGCGTGGATACAAGATACTACTAATACTGTAGTTGAACCAACAGCTCCGAGTTCTAATGCGCTTTCTACAGAGTTTGGTATATTAGAGAAATATAAAAATTTAACAGATACAATTATTTACAATCCTGCTATATTTAAACCAATATTTGGCGCTTTGGCACCGGATTCACTACAGGCAACATTTAAGGTTGTAAAAAATTCTAGTATCATTGTTAGTGATAATGATATTAAAACTAAAGTAATCGAGGCAATTAATAATTATTTTGATGTAGCAAATTGGGACTTTGGTGAAACATTTTATTTTAGTGAACTGAGCGCATATTTACACAGTGTACTTGCTCCAAATATTGCAAGTATTACTATTGTCCCATCTAGCGCAACTAGTGTATTTGGTAGTTTGTTACAAATTAATGCAAACTATAACGAAATTATTGTAAGTGCCGCCACAGTAGATAATGTACAGATTATTAGTGCTATTACCGCAGCGCAAATCAACCAAACTGTATTGGCTTAAATACTATATAACACTTGAGATTATAACGACATGGCGATAAAAAAGACTTCAAATTTACTTCCTAGCATATTCCAAACCGACGTTAACAATAAGTTCTTGTCGGCTACAATGGATCAGTTAGTAACTGAACCAAATTTAAGAAAT